AGGCGGTTCCAAGATATATTATTACAGTAAAAGGAGCAAAGCTTTCTACAGAGTCAGAGCGTAAATTGCTTGAGTTTTTCCAAGTTGGACTAAGAGGCAAGAATCACAGATCTTTGTATATTCCCCTTCCTCCAGATTCTCCAGACTCTAAGACTGAATTTAAGATGGAGCCAATTGAGGCAGGTACTCAGGAATCTTCATTTAACGTATATCGCAAATCTAATAGAGATGAAATTCTATTATCTCACCGTGTCCCAATTAATAAAATTGGAACTCCAGAAGGAGTAAATTTAGCGGTAGCCAGAGATGCCGATAAAACATTTAGAGAGCAAGTATGTCGTCCAGCCCAAATGAATTTAGAAAAGAAATTAAATAAAATTATTGAAGAAATGACAGATGCTTTAATTCTTAAATTTAATGAGTTAACCTTGACCGATGAAGATACTCAATCTAAAATTGATGAGCGATATTTAAGGATGCAGGTAGTGACCCCTAATGAAATTAGAATTAGAATGGGCATGGTCCCAATTGATGGTGGGGATAAAGTTGTAGAATTAAAACCACAGGCACAGGCAGAAGTAAGAGCACAGGCAGGCAAGACCAGAACTAGAGATTCTGAAAGGTCTGCAAATTCCCCCGATATTTCTGGAGAGGGAAGAAATGCTCAAGGAGACGGAAGACAAGTCGACTGACCCTGCTCAACCATTATTTGCGTTATAGTCAATAACGCTATAAAATTAAGCATATGAACATTGAAAAATCACTATGGTCTTCAACTGGCGATCAGATAGTTTTATCGGTCCCCTTTACAAAAGTCAACCGTGAAAAGCGTACTGTCTCAGGTTTTGCAACACTAGACAACGTTGATCAAACTGGTGACGTCGTTACTATGGAAGCAAGCGTAAAAGCTTTTGAAAATTTCCGTGGAAACATCCGTGAGATGCATGGATCAAATGCAGTAGGCAAAATGATTTCTTTTAAGCCAGAAACATACTACGATGCAAAAGCACAAGAATTTTATAACGGAGTATATGTTGACGCATATGTTTCTAAAGGCGCTCAGGACACTTGGGAAAAAGTTCTAGACGGAACTCTAACAGGATTTTCAATCGGCGGAAAGATTATTGAATCAGACAACGAAGTTAATAAAGCAACTGGTAAGACTACAAGATTCATCAAAGATTATTCATTGATGGAACTTTCAATTGTCGACTCTCCAGCAAACGAGCTATGCAACATTCTTTCTATCTCTAAGATGAACGGCGAACTAATATTTAAAGGAATAGCAACTGAAGTAAAAGCAGAAAACATTTTTTATTGTGCAGACTCAGACTCAGTATTTATTTCAACAGAATCATCATATGATTCCCCAGTTACAGGAAAGCCTGCAACACTAATTGGATGGGTAGAGTCAAACGATGTTAACAAAGCAAAAGAAATAAACAAGATTCTTGATTTACATAAAAAATCAAGATTGTCCACGCCTGAAACACAAATTGCAAAACAGGCAGACATAGAAGGAGGTAATGAAGTGTCAGAAAACACAGAAAACACAGCAGTCGAAGAGACTGTAGTAGCAGACGCACCAGTTGTTGCTGAAGAAGCACCAGCAGTTGTAGAAGCACCAGTAGAAGACGCTCCTGCCGAAACTCTAGAAAAAGCAGCCGATGTATCAGAAGTTATGGTTGATGAACCTGATTTTGCTAAAATGCTTGGCGACCTTAAGGGATTTTTCTCAGAGACATTGAATAAGGCTTCAGAAGCAAATGCAGTACAGGTTTCAACAATTAAAGATACAGTTGAAACGTTCAGCAAGAGCGTAGATAGCCGAATTTCAGAGTTGGCAGAACAACACACAGCACTTTCAACAGCAGTTGAAAGCATCAAGAACACAATTGATGGTGTACAAAAGCGTGTCGATGCAGTAGAATCAGAGACTGCAATTAAGAAGTCCTCGGACCTTGGCGGGTCTCAGGAAGTAATGATCAAAAAATCAAAGTGGAACGGTTCTTTCCTTGGTTCCGTGAACGAAATTTTTAACTAAAAAAAGGTAGGTGAAAATATAAAATGAGTAATGAAAACTTAGAAAAGGCTATCGCTGCAGGTACAACTGCAACAGGTACCTTTGCAGGAGTTACAGGCGCAGCTAACACAAGTATCCACACAGGTGGTGCTTCTGGCAACGCAGGTCTCCTAAACGCAGAACAATCAGCTCGCTTCCTGGACTACATGTTCGACGCTACCGTAATCGGTAAGGTCGCCCGTACAGTTCGTATGAAGTCAGACACATCTGAGATTGATCGTATGGCCGTTGGTGAGAAGCTTATGAAGCTTGCAACCGAAGGTGATAACGACGCTTCAAACAGCGCAGTAACTTTCTCAAAAATCTCTTTGACAACAAAGAAACTCCGCATGGACTGGGAGCTTTCAACAGAGTCTCTAGAAGATAATATCGAAGGTGCAGATCTTGAAGATCATATTGCACGTTTGATGGCAACACAGGCAGGTAACGACATTGAAGACGTAATTCTAAATGGCGATACAACCCTAACAGGCGATGCCCTATACAAGTCATTTGATGGCGTTGTAAAGAAGGCAAAGGCTTCAGCACACGTAGTAGAAGCTGGTGGCTCAGGCGTAAGCCGTGAGTTGTTTAACAAAGCACTCAAAGCAATGCCACGTAAGTACAAGCAACGTCGTGCAGATCTTCGCTTCCTAGCAGGATCAAACCTGATTCAAGATTTCCTATATGCTAACAGCATTGGAACAAATCAGACAATTCCACAGGATATCGCATCAAGCTTAATCCGTGGAGCAACACCAGCTCTAGGTGGACCAGCAGGATATGTGGCACCATTCGCATTCGGTATTCCGATTGTTGAAGTACCACTTCTTAATGAGACACAGACTGGAACATATTCAGCTCCATCAGGATCACACGGTGACGTCCACTTGACATTCCCAAATAACGTAGTTATTGGTATCAAGCGTGATGTAACTGTTTACCGCTTCTTCGAGCCACGTAAGGACTCAATCGAGTACACAATGTATACTCGTGTTGGCGTTCAAATCGAGCAGGCAAACGCCTGGGTAGTAGTGAAAAACGTTAAGGTTGCTTCCTAATTATAGGATTTAACTAGCTGGAAAGGCCCCTAATTAATTTTAGGGGCTTTTCATTTTAATTTAGTAATGCTATAATTGTTTTAAGTAGAAATAGGAGATTTGCATGTCATTTGAGACATTGAAAGTAGCAGAGTTGAAAAAGATTGCAGAAGATTTTGCAGTCGATGCCGACGGTCTAAAAAACAAAGCCGACATCATTGCCGCCCTTGCAGAAGAGGGAGTAACTTGGTCTGTATATAACAGCACTATTAAAAAGATTGAAGAAGAGACGGAAGAAATGTCAATCGAAGTATTGCCAAAGTTTGATCCAAAAGCAGCACAGCCAGAGGACACAGTATTAGTAAGAATGACCAGAGAGAACTTTAGATATGATATTATGGGAATTACGTTCACAAAAGAACACCCATTTGTAGCAGTATCTGAAGATGTAGCACAAGAAATTTTTGATAAGGAGGAGGGCTTTAGATTAGCGTCTCCTAGAGAAGTACAGGAGTACTACAGTTAATCTAAGCCTATAAAATGGCAGAGATATTAATTAATTCACAATCACCGATTGTCCATCAGATTTTTTGGAACGGTGACATCGCAGTTGCCGACGCCTTACCTATTGTAAAAATATATGACGTAACGCTAGATGCAAGAGTTAGTCCTGCGGTACTTGCAACAACCGTGCTTGCCACAATAACCTCTACCCTAGACGAAAATAATCCTGGAACGTATTCTGTTAACGTGCCTTATGCCCTTACGAATAGAAATAAGACATTAAAGGTAAATTGGGAATACTCAGTGGGCGGAGTGGCGGTAGTAAGATCAGATGAGGTACAGGTAGTAACCCCATACATAGATTTTAACTACATTCAAGACTTAGGCTACAGTACAGATTCTTCAGACCCATCATACAAGTCTTACAAAGAATTAATTAGAGCAGAAAAGTATGCTCGTAAGCAAATAGAAGAATACACAGGACAAAAGTTTTATCTTTATGATGAAACCGTAATGGTATATGGTTATGAGTACGATACTCTTCCTTTACCAGCTAAAATAAATCAACTACATACGTTGTCTGTAAACGATATACTTCTTAGAGACAATATTAATAATATTGACAACTGGAACTTTCCAGTTCAGATTTCTGAGAGCGGATATTCAATTAGAATTAATAGAGCAGGAATGGTAGATAATACAGTATATACCGCTAATGGAATGGTTCCTCCAAGTATTCATGACTATTCAGGAGTGTTTCACTCTGGAGTTCCTTACAAGGTATTTGCAAGATTTGGATGGGACAAAGTTCCTGAAAATGTAGAGCTAGCAACAGCTGAATTAATGAAAGATTATTTTTCTAAAGATACCGTATGGCGCAACAAGTATGTAAAGTCTATATCAACATTTGACTGGGATTTTGAGTACAGGGGAGATGCCTATACTGGCACAGGTAACGCCCTAGCAGATAATCTTCTAGCAGACTATGTCTTAACAATTAAAGCAGAGATTATATAATGACTAGCATCGTAGACTCTGTCTTGTCTATGAATTTAGATGTTTATAGACAGTCTGAAATTCAAGATACCGAAACTGGGGCAATCATAAAAGAATGGAATTACTACAAAACCCTATCTTGCCATGCTAAAGGAATAATTAGCAATACAGCTACATCTGGCTCTGGAAACAAACAAGTTTTTTCAAACAAATATATGGATGAGCAAGTAATTCAGATAAGAACATCAGAAAAATTAACAGCCAGAGAAAAGATTACAAACATAAGGGATTCCGACAATAATGTAATCTGGCAAGAAATTAATTATCCAAACGATACACCTACAGTATTTGAAGTAATGGGAACAACGCCAATGACAGATCCATTTGGAAGAGTCATTGCTTATAGCTCATCCCTAAAGAGATCGGAGAATCAGCAAATTGGACAATAGCGGAATGCTGATTCAAGCAGCAAGCGGACTTGAAAGAATGATGTATGCAAATCAAAAAGGCGTGTTAAAAGATAGCACGGTAGCTCAAATATCAGCATATGTATACTATGAAGCAGCAGTAATATCTAAGCTAACAACAAACAAGCCATTTCAAAATGCATTTGGAAAAATGATGTTTGATCAAATAAACTTAGATTTTGGAAACTACATAGACTCACTTGCTAGAAGCAAGCCTAAATCTTTACACCATGTTTACGAATGGAAAAAATCAGGTAACAAAACTGCAAGACTATTTAAATTAAATAAGACTGCCCAACTAGGGCTATCATTTGGAATTAACTACGAGTTCCTCCCATCAAAATCAATGGTTCCCGCATCAAGCGGCAGACGCAGACATGTATTTGCAAACAAGGCTTCAATAGTGGAGCAAGGCAAGCCTTTAGTAATTAGACCAAAGAATGCCGAAAGACTTGTATTTCAAATTGATGATGAGACAATATTTATGCCAAAGGGGGCATCTGTTACGGTAAAGCGTCCTGGTGGAACTGGGGCAACTAATCAATTTACATTAGCTCACTCAAGATTTTTTAGCGGTAATTTAGTAAACGATTCAATCAAAAGATCTGGATTCCAAAAACTATTTAATTCAAGCATTACGAAAGCATTAAGAGTTCCCTCTAATATTAAAAAAGTTCAATACTCATTTTCAGCAAACACAATAAGGTCTCAGGCTGACTCAGCACTGACCCTATCATTTGGAGGTGCAATGTGACGGCCAACTATAAATTAGACGCAATGCTAGAGCTAAGAAAGTATTTATGGGAAGAGCTTTATACAAGAGGAATCTTTGACGAAGACGACTACTGGAGCGATAACTTAAATGAGAACATCATCCCAATTATCCCAGTTCAGCAGTCACCAGAACTAAATCAATTTTTAAGCGGCAAGAAGCATATAGTTTATGACAAGATAGGGATGTCCTATGAGGACAACTGGCTAATATGTTGCGAACAAATCCTATTTACCGTATATTCAACATCAGTGGCAGATATCAATGAGATCAGAAACTACATGACAGATGAGTTTAGAAGAATGGACGAGTCTGCCAGAGACATAAATAAATGGAAAGATCTTTCAAATAAGTTTAAATTTTATAGCATATATATAGCAGACATATCTCCAACAGCCCCTTCAGAGGAGCTTCAGGGATTCTTCTCCTCAGAAATAATACTAGAGATTAAGTATTCTAGGATAACAGACAGTGATGGGTCTTCAAGCACACTAGGCAGATTCCTCTAGGGTTTGCCTTTTTACCTATAATATTATAAACTTGTCTTAAGAGGAAAGAAGCCTAGCCAGCTTGAATTTAAGATTTGAACAAAAATATATATATATTGAAATATAGGAGGAAACAAAACTATGGCACAATCCGTAGGTAATGCTAGAAATATTCTAGTCGGTGCATCTCCGCTGTTCTTGTCAAATACTGACATCAACGACGCAGATTACATCGCAAACGCAGAAGCAGGCGTAGCAGTTACAGCAGCAGCTAATACAGTTGGAGTACCAGCATTTGCATCAGGTGTATCTTATACAACTTCGCTTAACGCTGTTAATCAAACTGCAGGACTATTTGGATACCGTAACGTTGGTTTTACTAACAACGGTCTTCAAATCACATACAACCCAACATATGACTCAGTAACTGTAGATCAGTTGCTTGATACAGCTAAGCTGTTCAAGTCAGCAATGGAAGTTATGATTGCAACAGAAATGTCAGAAGGTACTCTTGAGAACATTGCAACAGTATTTGGACAACCATCATCAACTCTATCAACTTCAGGAACTGGAGTTACAAAGAAAGATGTTCTAGGTCTTGAGGCAGGTGCACTTGGTGCAGCCCCAACAGAGCGTCAGCTAATTGCAGTTGGACTAGCTCCAACAGCAGGTTCAACATCATCAGAGCGTGTATATTATGCTCGTCGAGTATTGTCTGTACAACAGTCACAATTCTCACTTGCACGTACAACTCCAACAACATTCCCAGTAACCTTCCGTTTACTACCAGATGCTGGCTATGCTGGCTCTGAGTACGGCAAGATTATTGACCGTGTTCTAGTAGCATAATAATTTAGTTTATTAGCTATACATCAAAGCCCCCAAGAAATTGGGGGCTTTGTGGTTGTATTAGTATATTTCTTTTAGTATAATGTTTATGAGTAGATCCTAGGAGGACCTAAATTGGCAACAACAGTATATGATGTAGAAGAGGTACAGCTTCAAAACGGGCAGACCGTAAAGCTAAAGCCACTATCAATCAAAGAACTTCGTAAGTTCATGATAGCAATCAAGAAAACAGGAGAGTCACAAACAGAAGATGAGACTCTAAATATCCTAATTGATGCATGTGCAATTGCACTAGAAAAGCAGCTACCAGAATTAGTAGCAGATAGAGAAGCATTTGAAGATGCTATCGATGTACCAACAATGAATCGCATACTTGAAGTTTGCGGAGGGATTAAACTTGACGACCCAAACCTACTAGCGGCAGCGGTTCTGGCTGGTCAGAACTAGATTTAGCCGCTTTAGAAGGAGAACTTTTTTTACTAGGACATTGGAAGAACTACGATGAACTAGAAGAAAATTTATCAATGCCAGAACTAATAGCTACTTTTCAAGCTTTAAAGAAAAAGGAACACGATGTAAAAAAGTTTCAAGCATCTTTAAAGGGAGTAGATTTAGGTGAGTATAACGATGAAGGAAAGAAAGGTTCTAGTTTTGAAGAAATAGAGTTGAGGGCAGCAGGAATCACGACAAGCCCAGACGATGTTGTTTCACTTCAAGGAAGATTCGCAGCACAAGCTGGTTTCGGAATTGGAGAAGGACTAGGATACGCTAAGGAGTAATTTGAATACAAATGGCTGACGAAACAATCAGTACCCGCATAGTCGCTAATGCCGACTTCTCAGCCCTTATTGCAGATGTGCATAAGGTTACGGCCAGCCTATCTCGATTACAGGAAAAGTTAGCAAGCTCTAACAAGATGATGGCAAATCAAATTGCCGTTATGAATAGATCTTTTTCAGATACTCTCAGAAGCACAGGACAATTTTCCACACACTTTGTAAGCTTAACCTCAGATGTAGAAAAGTTTGGTAGAAATCTAGATGGCGGAAAGTTAAAGTTAAATCAATACTTTAACGCCTTTAGAGATCAAACTAAAACATCTGGCGGGCTTATAAGAGATTTAGCAAAACAGCAAGTAGCCCTACAAAACGCAGTACTTCAACCACTAGGAAGAAACGCACAAGGACTTATGCAGTTCAATGTGCATGTTCCAAGAGGCCTAGACACAGTAAAGAACAAAACAGCGCTGGCAAGAACAGAGCTTCAAATCATGAACAAAGTTGTTCAAGACGGTGCTGCACAAGTAATTAATTTTGGTAAGAACACACAGTGGACGGGACGTCAGCTAACCGTAGGTCTAACTGTGCCTTTAGTGGCTTTTGGTAATGCAGCATCAAAAGCATTTAGAGAAGCAGATCAAGAATTAGTTCGTTTAATGAAGGTTTATGGCGGAGTTGCAGGAACATCAGCAGTAGAATTAGGTAAAGTAAGAGAAGATGTTGTTAAGACTTCAAGAGAAATATCTGCCGCAATGGGTGTATCTTTTAAAGAAACAATTGGCCTTGCCGCTGATATTGCAGCAACTGGAAAAACTGGTGATGAATTACTAGGATCAATTAAAGAAACCACAAGGCTTTCAGTACTTGGTGAAGTAGACCGTCAAGAAGCCATGAAGGCTACCCTCGCAATTCAATCGGCATTTAAACAAAATACAGATGAGCTTTCAAAATCAATTAACTTTCTTAACGCAGTTGAAAACCAAACTTCAACAACCCTAAATGACCTTGTAGAAGCAATTCCAAAAGCTGGTCCTATTATTCAAGGACTCGGCGGAAGCGTACAAGACTTAGCTCTTTATTTAACTGCAATGCGTGAAGGTGGTATTAATGCATCAGAAGGTGCAAACGCTTTAAAGTCTGCACTAGCATCATTAATTAACCCAACAGATGTAGCAGTAGGAAAGTTTAAAACTCTTGGTATTGATTTGCTTGGAATAGTAAACAATAATGCTGGAGACCTTACTGGAACACTTATGGCTCTTCAAGGAGCATTAGATACTTTAGATCCACTTAAGAAACAACAGGCCATTGAACAATTATTTGGCAAGTTTCAGTTTTCAAGACTAAACGCCCTGTTTGAAAATTTAGGTCGTCAGGGAAGCCAGACTTTACAGGTTTTAGATTTAATGAAAGCTTCTTCGGAAGAATTAGCAAATGTAGCTGGTCGAGAATTAACAGCAGTAACTGAGTCGGCATCTGGTAAATATCGAAGAGCATTAGAAGGACTTAAGGCATCTCTAGCTGAAGTTGGAGAGCAGTTCTTAACAATTAATACCGTTTTAATTACAGTAATAGATAAGATAGTTCAGTTTGCTATGAATTTGCCTGGCCCAGTTAAGCAGGTACTAGCACTTCTTGGTGGGGTTACAGCAATTGCTGGCCCTCTAATTATGTTAACTGGTTTGCTTGCAAACTTCTTTGGTAACATGGCAAAGGGAGTATTCCACTTAAAAGCATTTTTTAAAGGCGGAGAGGGATTTAAATATTTAACTCCAGAAATGTTGGCGGCACAAAAGGCTGGAAAGTTAGTAGAAGAAACATTTTATAGCGATGCTAAGGCAGCGTCAGTATTACAGCAAGCACTTAGAAATTTACTTGACGAATTTTCTTTATTAGAAACAAAAGCCAAAGCTGGAGCAATGTCGGTAAATCCAGCAGTATCAACAATGGCTGGAAATCTTGTTATGGGAGCTGGAAGAGTAGTAGATCCTTCACATCCATTAGCTGGACCAATGGGAACAAGGTCAAGCTCTCATATGGTTCCACGTTCTGGAATGACCGAAGCACAAAGACTTCAGCAAACAATGTTTGGTATGGTTCCAGGATCAGGTCCAGTAAATCAAAAGATTGGTCAGAATCCACAGATATATATGGAGCAAGACCTTCCAAATGTTCCTGGATTAACTAGAATAAACGGAACATCAACAGGAATCGTTGCTGGAGAAGCCGCAAGGCACCACGCAATGATGGCAACATTAGCAATGCAATCTAAGGAAGAAATTGTTGCTCTTAAGAAACAAATAGTTGCTACTGGAACGGTAAGCAAAGACCTAATGGTTCAGTTCGACGGAATGTTACCAGTTGTATCTCAACTTACCACTAGTGCAGCACAGCAGTCTGCAGCGATTGTTTCACAGTTACGAGCAGGAACAATTAATATAGAGCAGGCAAAAGCCAAAATTATACAATTAAACTTAGATATAGAAAGAATGATGGTCCAAGCAACACAAGCTCAGGCAGCTTCAATGGGAAGAACAATAAACCCAACAATGATTCCTACATTAAACCAGCCAGTAGTTGACCCTACTGGGAAGTCTAATATGAGAGAGTTATTTAAAAAAGGAAGTACAAGAGACTTTATTAATAAGGTGGCAGGTGCACTTGGAGTAAGAACTTCAGGAGCAGGATATAACATTGAAACAACAAAGCCTAGAAGAATGGCTACTGGCGGAATGGTTTATAGGAAAAAGGGTAGCGAAGGACCAGAGTTTGCTCCAATGGGAACAGATACTGTTCCAGCAATGCTTACTCCTGGAGAGTTTGTTGTTAAAGCCAGTTCTGTAACTCCAGAGACCCTACCAATTTTGAAACAAATGAATGAGGGTTATATCCGTGGGCCAGAAATAGAAACAGTTCAAGAACCACGTACAACAATGAGTCCTTCAGAATTAAAAACATTAGATCCATCATTTAGAGGATCAAAGCCTTCTTATGAGGTTAAAGGAACATCTGGTCTTTATGTTGGAAACATAACAGATCCAGCAATTGTTTCAAAGTACCCTAAGCTTGCTAAAAATGGAATGATTACAAGAGAGATGATTAATAAGGCTTTAGAGGCAGATGTTCCTGGAAAACAGTTACCAGCAGAAGTAATGATAGCTGGAATTGCTGCCAGATCAACTCCTTACAGAAGCACCACAGAACAATTTCTTTATGAGCTTGCAGAGCAAGGACAAATAACTAAAGCTGATGCAAGAATGGCCTCCAATGATATTCATAACCTTTATGAAAAAGCTATAAAAAATAGATTTATTATAAATGATAAGTCTAACCCTCTTTACGCAGTTTCTAACGGCGTACTCCAAGCAAAATTTGGACACAATGCAAACTTAATGAATTTATGGGGACAGTTCTCTTCTTCTATTGGTGCTCATACCCCTAAAGGTGCTCCAGGATCTAGAAGAAGCACAACCGCAAGAACACTGGGCTTAACAGCATTAGATGGATCTAAGGTTAAAATTTCTAAACTTCAAGGTAATAAATCAACAACAATGGTTCACGCATCAACACCAAGCCCTCTTCTTAAAAGAATATCTGGGGCAGGTATAACTAGATCTGTTGCACGTGCCTTGCCGTTTATGTTCTCTAGAGGCAGAATAAGAATGGCTAGCGGTGGAATGGTTCCAAATGTTCAATATATGGAAGAGGGTTCTGACGGACCAGTAAGGTCTTCATTCTCTTCAGGATTCCAATCTGCTAGAAACAAGCCATCAGGCGGTGGCGGCATGAGTGCTATGGGACAAACAGGAATGTTTATGGGCGGTATGGGATTAAGCATGGCTGGAAATTCTGTTGGCGGAACTGCAGGAACTATAATGAGTTCTGCTGGTATGGCTATGCAATTTTTACCAATGCTAAGTGGACTTAAGGGTGTTATGGGAGGCCTTACAAAGGTAAGTGCTTTGACAAAAACATTTGGTTCAATTGCAGGAACAGTATTTAGAATTGCTGGAACAGCTGTTAAATTCTTTACTGGTCCAGTAGGACTAGCAGTAATAGGAATAACCGCATTAGTTGCAATATTTAAAATGTGGAGAAAAAATGTTGAAGACAATAGGCGTGAGCAAACTAGCATGTTTGGAGTCACAGAAAAAAGTGCTAAAGAACTAGGTATAACTTATGTTTCATTAACAGATAAATTAAAAGATTTACGTGAAGAACAAAAGTTAGCGGCAGACAAAGCAAAAGCATATTTTGAATCCTATACAGCATCTGGAGTAAGAGGACTTACTTTAACAATTCAGCAACTTAAGGAACTTAAAGAACGTGTAAAGTCAGACATGCCTGAAACATTAGGAATATTAAATAATATAGATTCGACTAAAATTAATGACTGGGCTGCAAACTTAAAAGCTCAAATGATATCTAGCGGCAAAAGCGTAGAGGATGCAACTAATCTAATATATGCTTTAATCGAATCTTCTAATAAAGCTGGTCAAGGCGTTGGAGCAATATCTTCTAAAATGTTTAGCGGAATATCTGATCAAGGATCTTCCGCTGCATTCATATTAAAAAATCTAGCTCAGAACATAAAAGACGTTGCTAACATAGATGCATCAGCTTTTGCTTCAAATGTAGACACAGCAATATCTTCTCTAGACTCAGCGGTAAAGTCTTTAGTTGGAACAAAAGACGCTTCTGGTAATGTTCTAGATGAACAAGAAGCAATTGCTATTCAATTTGAAAGAATGACTGAAGCAGGAATTAAGAATAATGAAATCGGCAAAGATGCGCTTAAGACAATAAAATCCCAACGACCAGAGCTTGCAGGAATTTTAAATCAATCAGATACCATTGGTGGCATGTATGCAAAGTGGAGACTGTATCTACAGGGAGTATCTACAGATTTATCTCAAATAAGTTCTGCTCAAGCAGAGGCTTTGGCAACATTTAGCGCCGCCTTAGATTCTGCAGGGACATCAGCTTTAGTAGTTGGCGGAGGAGTTACTGGTTTAGAAAAGGCTGCTGGGCTATTAAAAACTCTCAAAGAACAATATGATACTGCATCCAAGAAATCTAATACAGATAAAATAGATTCAGCTGGACTATCTAAGAAACAAATTAAAGCAATTCAAGATGAAATTAAGGCTATTAAAGAACGTGCCGATGCTAAAAAACGTGCATTAAGAGAGACCTTCGATAAAGAGAATGCTGAGCTAGAATTACAACAGGCTAAACTAGATTTGCAGTCAGCAGTTGCTCGTGGAGATAATGAAGCAGCGGCAGCAGCACAAATTAGAATTCAACAAATTCAAAAAGAGTCTAGCTTAAAAGCAGCAGAAGCAAGAATCGATGAAAGTGCTAGAAAAGCAGAAGCAAAACAACAGGCATTGCTAGACAAAGACCAAGAATACAAGAGTGCTTTACAAGAAGGCGCAGCATCTCAAGGTAGGAAAGCAGATAACTTAGGAGCTACAATTAAAACCGTCACCAATCTCGGAAATGAGTTGGCAAGAGTAGCAAAAATGAGAGCTTTTACAGATCCAGCAACAGCTACTCAAAAACAAAAAGATGATTTTAATATTAATTTTTCAAATGTGCTAAAGGATATTGCAACTGCCGCTAAGTCTGATCCAAAGGTTCTTGAAGCATATGGTCAGTACCTAACTAAAGATGTAAAACAAAAAGATGGATTTGCAAGAGACGCTAAAGGTAATTTTGTTCCTCTTCCAATTAATGAAAGTTCTGGGGCTAGAATACCATTAAAAACTGGTATAGGTATCTTGCCACAAGGGGCAGCTTTGGCTGAGTTAGATAAACTCTCTGGAAGTATGAAGGGATTTGCAGAAGCAATTGTTGGTAAGCAAGGATACACTCTTTCTGATATTTATAATATTCTGGCTAAGGGATCTCCTGGTGGAAAAGAAATAACTATTGAAGATTTAACAAAGGCTTTAAATAGCGGAAAATACAATAAATATTTAGATACTGGATCTGCTGCAGAAATGAAATCCAAGGGATTCTTTAATACAGACGGAAGTCTTAAAGATAATGCTCGTGAGCTAGCAATAAGATCTCAAGAGTTGCAAGCTGGAGAACAGTTTAATACAGGCGGCATGACCTATAATGTAAAAACAGGATTTGATTCTAAATTAAATAATCCAAGAGCTGTTAGGAGGGCAATGGGTGGATACATAACTCGTGCAGTAAATGGAATATCTGGAATGACTCCTTCCCAGCCGTACCTTGTTGGAGAGCGTGGACCAGAGCTATTTGTGCCTTCTTCTGGAGGACAAATTATTCCAAATAGTATCTTGGGCCCAAGTTATAATATTGCTCGTGGAAGTTCTAATTCAGTTCAAGGCGGAATGAATAGTTCATCTAGTAATGTTGTTTATAATATTGATATAGATCTAAACGGGACAAACGTCACAGCAGATGATATAATGAGAAAGTTCAAGTCTGAACTAGCGCTAATTGGTGCCAAAGAAGGAAGAGTTAGAACTTTAGGAGGTAACTACTAATGGGAATTGGAATTTTACCTAGAGGCTCTATTCTTTATATTGAGGCTAAGGACTTATTGGCTAGCCCCGCTGGAACCGTCAAGACTTGGAATAAGGTTACAGAGCACAACAGAAGTGCCCTAGAACTAAGTACAGAAAGAATTGAAAAGATAGTCAGAACCTCAAATGGAACACTACGCAAAAACCATATTGCAGATAAAAGACAATTTCAGCTATCTTGGGAAATGCTTCCTGCATATCGAACCCTTACGGTAGACGGTGGCTGGGGAGCGGAAGACCTAAGATCATTCTACTTTGGAGACGAAGGCAAACAAAGCTTTAATATAAGAATCAACCTAGCTAAAACTGGTTTAAATCAATCCTCAGCAGGGTATGAGTCATACACAGTAATTATCTCATCCTGCAATTTTGCAGTCGTTAAGAGAGGCTTACAGCCCCATTTTAACGTATCCCTGACCTTAGATGAGGTCTAATGATTCCCTTAACTACTACCGCTAAAAATACTTTAGAACAAAATACTTCCGTTACATACGGGTCCTCACTTGTATTTGAATATAATATGAATTCAATGGTTGATAATATTACTGTATCTGGCGCTACAATAACAAAGACAGATTCATCTGGAGCTACGTATACTCCATTTAAAAAGCTATTTCCAGTAGATTCAGTCATTAAGCCTTTTAGGCCTAGAGGGGCTGGATTAAAGCATGCAATATCTGGCGACGTAGATAGTGGCTGGAAAAATCCAAAATCATTAAGCAATACAAATAACTTTAGAGTATATTATCCAGGGGTAGACTCAGCATATAAATACTATGTGTCTCCAATAAGCACTGGATTAGATGTAACAATTTCTTATCCTAAAACTATTTTAACAAATAAAATAGTAGCAAGATTTGAGCTATCCCACTCTACTCCAGGAACATGGTCAATATATGGAAATGGATCACTGCTTTCTTCAGGAACAAGCACTGATATTATTCCTTTCACAACTAGCGGACAAAAGAATTATGATGCTGGAACCGTCACTATATACTATAATGGTTCGTCTTGGGTAAAGACAGAGCCTTCTACAATTTCAGCTCCAATAAATTTAACTAGTACAAGAATAACAACTGGATCAGTATCTGGCAAGTATATTGGTCTTATTGAATTGTCTCCAAAATGGGTAGTTGATTCAACAGATCACCTAGTCTCATTAAATATTACAAAAGAGTCTTCTACTAGTTCTGATGACTTAATACCAGTGGGTAAAATATCTGCCAACTCCGTTTCATTATCTATGGTGTCTTATGAAGATACTAGAAAGATGATGTCTTATGAAAAGACAGTGGCGTTTGACTCCAGCAAGATTTATTTATATAAGCAGATGGAAGTAAAACCTTATATTAAGCTATATAACTCTGGAGGATCTTTATCAGATTCAACAGGAGCCTATGACAAAATTATTCAGGGAACATTCTATGCGGACACCTGGTCTTTTTCAGAATATGGAGATGTATCTTTAAATGCTTTAGATGGGGCAAAGTTCCTTCAGGAAACAATTGCACCACCAATTCTATGTGAAAACTTTTCAGCGACTGCTATTATCAGAAGACTATTAGATTCAATTGGATTTACTAATTATAATATTAATATAAAGTCTACAGACTCTTCAATCATAACTCCAACATATTGGTGGACCGAAAATAATAAAACAGTATGGGATTGCTTGCAAGAGCTATGCAGAGATACTCAAATGACTGCAGTATTTTCTTATAACAATGTACTCCAGTTCTATAGTAGAGAGTGGATATTTGATGCTACAAGATCTTCTAACTGGGATTTTAGAAGCGAAACATCTGGAGTAAATTTATCCAACATACTTTCGTTTAGTAAAAATGATTTAGCTTCAGCAAACCAAATAAAAGTATTTTGGAATAGCGTACTAACATCTAACTATATTCAAAGTGCCCAGGCTCCCTGGGAATCAGAAACTTATTTTCTTGGGGCATTTGCACTAAGTCAAAATATTACATCTTCACAAGGTGCTGGTACATATATGTATCTGGCCCCATCTGTTGTAAATGAAGAAGAATTAGGAACAACAGCATATAGCTATCAGGGATTTTTAGTTATTGATTCAGAGATTATAGAATATGATGCTGTTCAGTTTCAGTATGTGGATTTAAATGGAGCGACACAGTTTGTTGATTTACAAAATAAAACAGATAATAATAAGTATTTAGGATCAAGCCAACAAGGAACTTTAAAGCCAAGCGGAAAATATAGAATAAAAACTAGGGGAGCATTTAACACAAAAGCGGAGAATCATTATGCTGCAGCTCAAGACATAATTAATTCTTGGATAGGGTATGTGGTGACCTGGTCATGAGTCCAATAATGCCTGAATGGTACATGGTAGATGGTACTGGATATACTACGCCCACTGGCTCTTTATTAGCAATATCATGGGTAAATGCAGTTCCAATTTCATCAACATCAGCAGTAATAAGTTTTAACACAACTTCAGGCACTCCAGGAAGTTATGGCGGATCAGCAGCAGGAACTAGTTCCTTTAATGATCCAGATTTTGTTATAAATACAAATACTGGTTCTTATACTGCAACTAATCTTACTCCAGGAGTAACTTATACAATAAGACTTAGAGCATATTCTGGAGCTAATCAAACTGGCACATACGGAGAATACAAGTATGCGTATTTGTCTATGCCAAAAGTTGCAAATGTTGGAACTATGACTTCTACGACAAGTGCCACAACAACTCCGTCAGCTGGATCATCGTACGCTAATTCTGGGAATAGGTCAGTTCAAAGATCATTATTTAGAATTTCAACGGACAAGGATGCCAATAAGTATTATATCTCTGTAAAAGATACTAATATTTCTACGGGATATAAGAGATATATATTTGGTTCAGGCATAATTTTTGGAAGCACCTTAACAAAGCCAGAATCTAGGGGCGGCATAGGATTTTTTGTAAGTAATAGCGGTATGAGTGGGTATTTTGTAGAAATACAAACAGATGCAAGCAATAAAGACTTAAAAGATAAAACTCTTAAGATATACAAAGTTGTAGGGGGTCAAAGAGTTTATCTTCCAGATTCACAAGATACTAATTCTGGAAAGTTATACGGCGGAGTTATTGCAGCTACACAGTATAAACTAGACGTAGACGTTGTGGTAGATACAGAAAAAACAACAATAAATGTTTATGTTAATAGTTTTAAGGTAACAGCAATTGATAAAAAGGTGACTGGCTCAACAGACCCCTTGTCTAATCCAATATCTCCAACTTCGCAGATAGGTATTTTTGCAAGCATCGGGGAAGTAAACTTTGACTATGTATATGCAAGTCCAATAAATAATAATCAAGATGGAATTGCCGAAGTAAAGGGTTTATATCAAGGACAGTATTCTGGCTCGACATTAAACTTTTTGTACGGAGAAAAGATTGCTCAAAACTTTAATAGTCCAGAAACTAAGGTCGGATTCTTAGAAGAGTTTGGAACGGTTGCAAGAGAACTAAGATACGTTAAGGCTAATTTTGCACAATCAGCAGCATTCCCTTTATATGCAACAACAGGAGTAAATAAATTTGCAACAGTCCTAGGCTCAAAATTTTCGAATCACGGGGCAGAGATATTTGTATTAAATAATGCAGGCACATTTATTCCTTTATCTTACGGAACAGAACAAAAGTTCTGGGTTGTTGGAAATTATGTTGACAATGGCTCTCAACATGAGTATACTGAAACAACTACAAATGAATATACAATGGTTGAGCCAGCAACATTCCAGTCCAATTGGATACAGTCAGAATCGGATGCTAAAGCTCTGTTTACTTGGATAAAAAATCAGTGGTCAAGGCAACAGCAATCTATTGAGATGGAAGTATTTGGAAATCCAGTAATTGAGGTAGGGGACATAATTACAGTTAATTATCCTGAAAACAATTTGAACGGAACTCAGAAATTTTTAGTAACAAATGTAGGCGTATCGTTTGAAGAAGGGGTGAGTACTACTATTACAGCTAGATCTATTTATAGTTGACCAAATGGTATAATAAAAATATGGCTAAAAAGAACCCAAGAATTTCAAGATCTGGTGTTACTACTACTGGAAGATTCCCTCTTTATTCAAACTCCCCAGAAGTAACAGACATGGATCCCGCCCTCATATATTTGAGAAGGGGAAATTCTTTATCTAGTCTTTATCTTACTGGAAGCGATTTTTCCGAAGATGATATCGGAGACGATTCTGGAGGAGAAATTGGTGATGAAGATGGCAATGGCGAAGAAGATACTAGAAAAGGTATTCCTTCTAAGTCAGATATATCCATTGTTTCTCAAACAATTGAAGTAGACATATTAGGGCAACCTACAGTAACTGTTGTTTTTAAAATTAAAAACTCTAGCGGAGAAACTTTAAAGGGAATGAATGCGAGGATTGAAGTACTATGATAACTAGATTTGGTAAAAGATTCTTGGCTGGTTACCTGGCTAACACAACAGATTTTAGCAATAAAGAACTAGCATTTGGTATTGGATCAACCACTCCAAACACAAAGGGTAACGACACAAAACTTGAATTTGAGTTTTATAGAATTCCAGTTTTATATGGAAGCGTTGATATTGCTCAAACTGGAGTAGACGGAGACGGAGATCCAGTATTTTCATATACTGCTATTTTCCTAGGAACCATTCCACAGGATGTTGCTGGAGTTATATCAGAAGTAGCACTATATCCTGGATCAAGAACTTCAAAGAATAGTTTTGATAGCAAATTTATTACATCGTTTGAGAACAATCTTTTATGGAAAGACTCATCTGGAAATAATCCACAACTTCAATTAAATACTACATCGCTAGTTTCTAAAATTGGAGAAAATATGGTTTATATTCAGTCTCCAGCCTCTACTGCAAAAGAATATAAAACAACACTTACAACTTTAGATCTTTCTGGATATAGCGTAAATGATAGTTTAGCAATTGCTTATAAAAAAGCAGACAACAATGTTTCAAAAATAAGAGTTAAGTTTTATAGCTCTTCAACTCAATATTGTTATGCAGACTTTACTCCAGCTTCTGGTACTGGAGATAGAATACAGTCTATATTATTAAATGATTTATTCTCTAATACATCAACAACTCCACCAGACTTTACTAATATAACAAATTTAGGAGTTGAGGTAACTGCAAATTCAAGCGGAACTACAACGGTGTACTTTGACGGTATTAGAATAAACGATGAAGATACCTTTGACCCAACTTATGGAATGATTAGTAGATCTGTTTTAACTGGAGGAAATATAATTACTAAAACTTCTGGTAGACAGGTAGATATTGAATATAAGTTACAGTTAGGATTCTAATGGCAGAGAACTATAGCTTACCTGGCGATTTACAGATAACCCCTCAGCCCAATACCGATAAAGATTTTTTTAACTTCAAAGCCACAGGGCTAAAGATTAAAAAGAAATATCAAATTAAATTTCAATGGGTATTTGATGATGGTAAAGTCAGCCCTTGGTCTCCAGGCTATGAGTTCACAACAATAGATTATCAAAGCAAGCTTCTCCCACCAACAATTACTGTTGTACCAGCAGCTCTTGGGTACATTGTTTCCTACACAAAACAAACAGATCCAAATTTTGGATACGCATCAATTGAAGAAGTGGTATCAAGTGCAACAACTGCGCCAACTACAGGATGGTCGGAAAGAGATGTATCTTCGTCTAATCCAATTCAAGTTACTACTGGTATTGCTGATATTGCTAATAGGTGGGTAAGAGTAAGGCTATACGATAAAGTTGCTGGATATACTGCATACTCAAATGCCGTATCCGTCAAACCATTTAACCCAATTGATGATTCAATAGACATAACTCCGCCAAATGAAGTTACAATTACATCTGCTGCATGGGTTAGCGGAGAAATTCAAATTGCATATATCATTCCTACAGATGGCGGAAAAGACTTTCAAATATTTTTAACAAACGGTGCAAAAACAAGATCTGTATCAGAATTTCCAGTCGGCTCTGGAACTAATCAAACAGCCAGAATATCAAAGGTAACGCTGGAAGGACTATTTGGAACAGAGTATCCAACGTCGTTTACTGGTTTATTTAAAAGTATTGATAAGGCTAAAAATGTCAGCGCTGGAACAGCATTTTCAATAGGAGCAAAGGGTAATGATCTAGTCGGAGTAACTCCAGTTGTAACTGGAACACCAATGATTAATGGATTCAGCTTGACATGGTCACTTGGATCCGCAAAAATTGCAAAAGTTTATACTAGCACAACAAATGGATTTACCCCAGATGAAGGTCAGCCTCCAGCATATTATGGTGCGGGACCTTACATTGCAAATACAACATTTACAAGCGGATTTGCCCCAGTATACTATAGGGTAAAATTCTTTGGAGATACAGAATCAGATTTTTCTGGATTTTCAGCTCAGGGTTCAGTTACACCAATTAACCCAGACACAACAGATGTAAATCCTCCTCCAGCAATAACATCAGCAACTGGAGTAGGTGCAAGTAATCTGGAAGATCCTTCTGGTATATCTGGACAAATAACATTGTCTATAGTTCAACCAACAATGCCAGTTGATTTTGCTGGATATAGTATTAAAATTGTAAATGGTTCACAGACCTGGTATCAAGAATTCCCATCAGAATCAGCGCTATCAACAATTGTTGTAAGAAATGGAATTTATGTTAGACAGTCATATAGTCTTTCTGTAGCAACTAGAGATAAAACAAATATTCAGTCTTATGTAGCTGCTTCAAGCAATCCGATATTGGTAAGCGACACAAGAACAAATACAACAGTTGTAACTGGCTTGTCTGTATCTGCAACTGATTCTATAGCTACTGCATCATGGACGGCACCAGTAGATAATAAGGTTGGCTCATATCGTGTAATGATAACATCTAATGCAGACACAACCTTTGCATCTCCAATACAGACAATTTTTACAGACTCTACTCAAACATCATTTGGTGGACTAACAGCAGCAACTGCATATAGAATACGAGTCACAACAAAGTATTCAAACAATGGAGCTCTTTCTTCACAAAATACAGATGTTACATTTACACTAGATTCTTCTGGGGCAATTAGCGACGGCGCAGCTCCAACCACAAATCCAGCACTTACTTCTAACATGGTTAAATCCTTATTCGGAGCATTTGCAATTACATTTCCTTCTGTATCAAATTCAGATGCAGTTACCTATGAAGTATTTATAAAACCATCAAACTCCACAGGAATTATTGATTCCCCGTTAACTTATAAAGTTTTGGAGGTCGGTGGGACATTTGCCGTAATTAAAACTTTAGCTGACAAAACTACATTACTTTCTTACGGAACAGACTATTATATTGCAATTCGTGCAAAAGATAATGATGGAGTTTCTACGGGTACAGTTACAGCAGTTGGCCCAGTTCAAACTTTACAAGTTTCAAATGCTGACCTAGCTGCAGATTCCGTGTACGCCAATAATATTAAAGCAGGCGAAATTAATGCAAGCAAAATGACAACAGACCTGATGTTTGTTGATAAAACAATAAATGTTGGTGAATCTACTTCATTAAATAGAATTAGACTAGAATCAAGTATTACTACACCAGTTACAATAACTGGTCAAGCTGTAAAATCAAGAATATTTATTGGTGCTGGAAACTACGACGATGCTGGAACATCATTTTATGCAGACAATATTGGTAGACTAAGTATTAAAGATAAGTTAAAGTTTGATGGAACCAATTTAACAATTGATGCAAATGGAAGTTTTGGCGGATTACTTACAGCTGGACCAACAGGTCAAGAAGTAAAAATTGGTTTAGCAGCAGGCGGCGGAACCAATCACGGTATATATTTAGCTTCTACAGGAGATTATCTATACAACTCTGGAAACTTTAGATTAGGTGCTGGAAAGATAACCTATAATGGAACTCTTTTAGATATAACTTCTCAAGTAAGCATTACTGGAAACAGTACTGTTACTGGAGACCTAGGAGTTACTGGAGCATCATCAACAATTTATGCTGGAACAGCAAAAACTGGAGTAAACAGAGTTATCATGAATCAAGGCGGTTTATTTGGTTACAAAAATGTTGGTGGAGTAGATACAATAAACTTTTCTTTCCCAAACAGCACAGGTCAATTTGCGCTTGGAACTGGAGAAATATCTGGATGGTCAGTAAGTTCTGGTAATATAGAAAAACAAACTAGCACAACGTATGCTGGTATAAGCACTGGAACATATGCATTTTATGCAGGTGGCGGAAGTGCAGGTTCTGGTTCTCCTAAGTTTAAAGTAACTCAGGCTGGAGTTATGACTGCAGAAGGTGTTAAAATAAATGGTGGAAGTTTAGACGTAGGACCAGCATGGCCTACTGGAGGATTCCACGTAGACACAAGTGGTGTATTACAAGCAAAGGGTGCAACTATTGCTGGAGCATTAGCAATTCAAGGCGGATCCACATTTGAAGGAAACATTCAGGTTGCTACTGGAAGCACAATATTTATGGGCTCTTCAGATGTTAATACTAGTAGAGTTGTTTTAACTCCAGCTGGAATTCAAGGATATAGTGGGGCAAATGCTATCTTCTCATTGAATACAGCTGGCACTGGACAAATTGGCGGATGGACCTTTGACTCTCAAAAATTATCATCTGGGACAATGACATTAAATGCCGCCGATCAAACAATTAGCTTTAAAAATGGTTTCATTATGGATAACGATGTTATTAGTGTTCCAGATATTTCAGTTACAAACTCTTCTGGGTCAAGCAGTACCGAACTTGATACGCCAGAATCAGAATATTCCTCATTTGGATCAACCGCTTCTTCCGTAGCATCCAGCACCTTTGCTATAAAGCCACCTACTGCAAACTCAACAAACTATCCTAAATTTGCTATGACAAATAGCTCAACATATGGCTCATCTATTCTTTTAAGCAATGTTGGAAATAGCTTAACATCTTCAATACAACTAGTAAATGGTTCAGTAGATATTAGTCTTGGAAGAACTGGTGGAATTACGCTTAGAGGTTTTACAAATAAATACCACATGGCCTACAACGGCACTACGGTTGTAGGAGCAGCTCTTTTGATTAAACCAGATGGCACAGTATCCAGCGGTAGATCTATTTTTAAATCTGGTGCAAGCGAGAACAGCATTGTTACAACTGGCACACACAACGCCGTAGGCCTGATCGGCGATTTAATATTTAGTACGGCGGATTAATTATGGCTGGTAAAACATATATAAAAACTGGTACAAACTCCTGGGCTAGAATAAAAAAAGTATATTTAAAAACTGGTGGTATAACATGGTCACCAGTAAGAAAAGTTTATATAAAAACTGGTGCATCTACATGGAGAAAAGTATACGACACTGCAAGCAATAGACCGTTCATTGCTGGTAACGATATTCCAAAAATTCGACTTAATACTTTTAGACCAAACAGCACAACTGATTTTACAGGAACAGCAAATGATCCAGTAAATCCAGTTGTAGAGGCTCCACCAGTTCAACAAATGGGTCCCCCAATAACTACTCCAACAGTTGGTTGGCCAAGTGGAACTGTTGGTAACCACCTTTGGGGATATGATGGAACATGGACTTCAGGAAATGGAAGCGCTATAACATTTATTTATCAATGGCTATATAATCTTACTGGTGATTCAAATGATAATAGATTTGATCCACAATTTTGGATTTCAGACACATCAAGTTCAAGAAATACCTCTTCAACTGGAAGAGCAGACATGTTAACAAACGGTACAGCTTATTTAGGATATAGTGACGGAGACTACTTTGATAAAAACTTTCTTACATTTAGAGTTGGAGCAACAAATTCGGCAGGAGGACCTGTTTATTCAGAAAGTAACCCTGTATACATAGTAAGGCAGCGTCCAACTGGGTCCATAAATCTAATAAATACTACTGTAGATGTTCCAGAAACATTGTCTGCAACCATTACTTATCAAGACGAGTGGTACAGAAAACCAGATTTATATGACTCTTACGTAGAGTGGTTTGCTGTAGATTCTGCCTCTGATGCATTAACACCAAGCAACAGAGTTGCTATTCAAGATTTATATACTGTATCTGTAACTGGCACAACAACAAAAACTGGAACAGTTACTCATAATGCCACTTTGCCAAATAAATTCTATTCAGTAAGAATTACTTTAAATAATTCAAATACTCAAGCAGCAGTAAAAGTTATACCTGGTTTTACGCCAAATACTCCATTTACTCAAGAAGACTCTACAGCACCAGGATCAGCGCTTTCAGTTACAACATTAAATATTTTAGACTATAACAATAATCAGGGTACAGATAACAGATTGTATATTCCAGTTGGAGGACTTTTTAAAATTCAATCTAACGTTACAGGGGTTGATGGAAGTACAACATATAGAATTAGATATAGAATGTATAATTGGCAAAACTCTAGCTATTACGGTATGGATGGAACAAATTATGGAACCGCCGCTTCTAGTGCATGGACTACAAGAACTGGTTCCAATACTAGTTTTGGTTTTGGCGGAACATTAATTAATCAAATTTCAGTTTCTGGAACAACCGCTACCCTACTTCATAATGAAGTAATAAGTTCATCTTTGTTTGGATCAACTACATTCACTGGCGGGCAAGATAGATGGCAAATTGAAATAGAGGTTAGTGCTTTAAAGAATTCAGTAAGAAAATATTATGCAGATGTTGTTGGCGGAATTCCATATTATGTTTCTAGACCAGCTACCTTATTACTTACCGCATCTCCTGCTGCTGCTCAGGTAAATGAAGTTGTTACTCTTTCTGGAACAATTACCGCTTTAGGAGGAGGCCTTTCATATCCAAGACAGTATAAGGTTAATTTTGGAGATGGAACAGATAGTGGATGGTTACCTTCAGGAGGATATTCTTTTGGAACATCTAATCCAACTTTTCAAATTACAAAACAATATTCTGCAACTGGAAATTACTCTCCTATACTTACAACAATACCAGACTATTCGACCACTAGTACATCTGTTACGGTTTCCCCAGCATTAACCGCACCAACAAGCACATCTATTGTTTCTATGGCCAGACTTAATGACACAACAGTTAGAGCAGTTATTGGCTCATCTGGTGGAGGTGGACCGTATTATCAGTTATATTGGCAATCTGGAGCTACTGCTCCTACAACCACTAACTACGATGCCGCTTCTTTAACAAGCTCAGTAACAGAAGATTTTAGCTTTTCCTCTGGTATAACTTATTATTTTTATATTAGATCATCTAGTCAAAATTTAGGAAATACAATTGTTGGTGGCACAGCAACAGCTGGAACATACAGTGCATATGGACCAACAACTGGTGCGGCTTCATATACGTTTGCTCAGCCAACTGGAAGCGTAAGCGTTTCGCCTACATCTGGAACTGCTGGAACAACAACATTTACTGCTACCCCTTCAGTTGCCGCTGCTCCATCTGCCAACATATCATATCAGTGGAAATATAATGACGGAAGTGTGTTATGGCTTGCGGCACCTAATAGTATTACTTCTCCATTTAACAGCACTAGTTCAACATATACACCTCCAGCAAATTTTGTTTCTTTGTATGGCAGTAGCTTAAGATGTGATATTGTTGCAAACAATGGCGTTGGAACACAACTGGTAACAAACTCTGTTGCTAGAACGGTTAGTGCCCCAGTATTAATTAAAACAACAGGGAGCAAAAAAATAATACCACTGGGAATTACAGTTACAAGTGGAGCTACTTTTGTCTATGTATCAACAAATGGTTTTATAGGATTAAATGCTGATCCAGGATCAGCGATATCTATTCCTTCAGCTGGTACATACCTTAATCTATTTCCAACAGATTTAAGGCAAACTGCCTTGTTTACTAAAGCTACAGGAAGCACATATGCAATTAGATACCAAGGCCACCTTCTTGGCGATACAACAAAAACAGTCGATTATGAAATATTATTTACTTTTGGACTCGCAACCGCTCAAATTTTTGTTATAACAAATAATTTAGGATTAATAGCTTTATCAGATACTGTTTTAACAATTAATGGCGTTGCCCAAAACACTTGGAGTGGAGCATCTGCTAGCACAATGACTGCAACTGCAGACACAGCTCTTACTACAAATAACGGTGTTGATGATAATAGAACAGCAATTTTATTATCAGCTGCAGCAGCTCCAGCAAATACATCACAGCCTACCCTTAGCTCATCAAACGCAACACTTGCAGTCGGAAGCACATTTACATTTGGCGTTGGTAGTTGGAGCGGATCTCCAACAAGTTACGATCTTAGATTATATAGAGGAACCGCTGGGGTTATAACAAGCGAGACTCTTGTAAAGGCTGCAGGAAATGTGACAAGTAGCACTTATGTAATACCGCAATCTGATTTTGATGATACGAATAATAGAAAGTACTACAGGGCTTTTGCTTCGGCAACAAATTCTACTGGAACATCTGGCTCTCCTGCTGGTACATTAACCCCAGGTCAAGAAATTGGACCGATAACCTCATCGGTTGCAGCAACAGCTCCAGGAACTCCAACAACTCCAACAAATGGCTGGACTGGTGGTCTTTCCTATCCATTTAGCTGGACAGCACCTTCTGCTGGAACTGTGAGTGGTGGAGGAGCTGCAACAATTACTGGATACTCTATAAGAATATATAGGGCTACATCTAGTACTGGAACAGGATCAACTTTATGGGAAACAATATTTTCTACAGGAACAAGCAAGACATATAATGCACCAGATACTCAGTATTATGCATGTTCCGTTGCGGCAACAAATAGTGCTTCATTAACTGGAAACTACTCAACGATAAGTGCATACAAATGATAGATAAATTAAATATAATAGAGGAAAGAATATCAAATATACAATTTCATATAGATCATGCCAACCATGCTATTTCTAATCCAGAGCTTTATAAAATACCAGAAGGTAAAGATGAAGTTAATTTAATTCAGTACCTACAAGATTTAATGTCTAAAAAAGAGGCATTAGAGGCAGAAAAAGAGACCTTGACTAATCAGGGTTAAATGATATAATATGAAAGGAGGAACAAAATGACAACATTATTGACAAACGCAGATAAGCTAAATATTGTAAATCAGCATATCAAGAGTCTTGATTTTCAGATTTATAACTCTCAAATAGATCTAATTGAAGCAAATGCTGAGTCTCCTGTAAATTCTGAAACTGTTTCAACAATTAATTCAAAAATCAGTATTATGAATACAAAGAGAGCAGCACTTGCAGCAGAAGCTGCACCACTTGCAGAATCAGCAGAAGTAGTAGAATAGGAATAAAATGGCAGAAAAAGCGGAACTAGTTATTGCCGCCCTACAACAGCGTATTGGAGAAATCGTATCTAATTATGAAACTCAAATTGCATTCTTGCGGGCAGAAATTACTAAACTTATTGAAGAAAAGGAAGCTAAGGTTGAGGCTATTAAAGAGTACGAAAGCCACCTTGACGATATCACAACCGACTAATTTTCCTTCAGGTATTGCTGTTAAAACAGATAAAGATACCTATTGGATTAAAGACGGAAAGAGATATAGGTTGATTTCTGATAGGGCCGCCAAGTCTTGGTCATTTACAACTGTAAATGCAACTGAAGCGGCTTTAACAGGACTTAAGATGGCAGGTAAACTAGGGTTTAGAGACGGCACATTGATCAAGAATGTGGCTGATGGTAAAATGTATCTAGTATCACAAAATAAACTAAGACACATTGTTGACCCAGATTGTTTCCAAAGATACGGACTAGATAGATCAAAAATGATTGAGGTTTCTGAAAAAGAAATTTCAGCACACGATTTAGGAGAATTTTTATAATGGCATTTGTTGACGGAGAACCAATTGACGCAGCTAAATTAACTGCGTTAGAAACTAAATTAAATCAGTTGGCTGCAAAGATACCTTCATTTGGAGGAGACAACGGCAATAATACAGGTGAATTGCCAACTCTTCCTACAATAAAGGCTGATAATGCTGGAGAGTTTCCCTTAGAGCCTGGAAAAATAAATACAAAATCTATAACTTTCCCTGGACAACCATTCCCTAAAAATCCAACCGTTATTATTACTGTAAGAAAAGGTTCTGGAGTTAATGCTTGGACACCGCAGGTAAGTGTATCTACTGGTTCACAATCTCCTACTGGATTTTCAATTAACTGCTCTATGCCAAAGACCGCTGTAGCACATAAAGTTTATATTAATTATATAGCAATAACCTATTGACACCGTAGCTCAATATGCTACAATTTAGATAATATTAAAGCCACAATTCTGTGGCTCTTTTTTCACGCAGGGACATTAATGACAAACGATTTAAAATGGATGCTATCATCAGATCAGCAATTCCCATATCAAGATGACAAGATGATTGCCTTGTGGTTTAAAGTTATGAAATGGTTTAAGCCAGACGTAGTTGATTACCTTGGCGATACAGACGATCAAGCATGTTACAGCAAATATACTGAGGGACGATCAGCTGAGTTTTTAAATTATCATAAAAATGATAGCAAAGATCTAATTGTTCCGATGATGCGCCACGAGGCAAAGGGTGCAAGAGATTTTTATGCTAAAACAAGAGAGATGTTGCCAGATGCACAGCTGTTCTCAGCACTAGGAAACCACGACATTAGAGTATTTAATTACGTTGATGCAAAGCTTCCAGATTACATTTCTGAGGTAACACCAGAGGCACTATGGAGTTTAGATTCTTTAGGTTATGATTATATCTATTATGACTCTTTACCAAAACGTCGCTTTGGCGATGTGCACGTACACCACGGAATTTCGATATCGGCAACTGGGTCAGTCAGAAAAGATATGGAAGACCTACAAGTATCTTTAATCAGAGGACACTCACATAGAATTGCTTCACATATGGTAACATATGAATTAAGAAACGATGGCGAAGGAGAAACCCTTCGTGGATATGAGATTGGTCACATGTGTGACGAAAAGGGGCCAGGTATGAAATATACTCAGCACCACGACTGGCAAAAAGGTTTTGCTGTGGCTCACATCGTAAATGATTATCCACACATTCAAATGATCCACATTGCTCCAGACTACTCATGCGTTGTAGATGGAAAAACATTCTCGCTATGATGAAATGCCAAAAATGTTCAGGTAGAGTTTTTGTAGATAGAGTATTTTCTCAAAAACTACATACGGAGTTGTTTTGCATCCTTTGCGGAAAGCGCTGGATGATCAATAAAGAAACGAATGCATTCGCTAAATGGCTAGAGAAAACAGACAGAGACTACGCAAAAAATTCGTCTATTTCTTCTTAAATGGTAAAGTACATAAAGTACTTAGACTATCAAGAGCTAGAGACGAAGTAATAGCGTGGTCCTATTTAGATAAAAAAAGAATGATGTATTCTTATTCTCAAGTAGATAAGAATATGGAAAAAGCTTATACTATAACAGAAGTTAGTAAAATTTTAGGCAGGCACAGAGTAACGATAGAAGAATATATTTTGCAGGGCAAGATCAAGCAGCCTCAAAAGGTATATCCAATTAGTAATCCAGATAGTACTTGGTCTAAGTATATGCTTAGCGAATCGGACATTCTGGACATTCACCAGTTTATTATTGATGCAGGTCATATTAGGGACCTGCCTTCAAGGTTAGAGTTGCAGGCCCTTCTCAAACACAATTTAATAATGTATACTAAGACAGAAGACGGAAAATTTGTACCTGTATGGAAGGCGGAGTAATGAATTCTTGTGAGGAATGCGGTAGGGATTTAGGTAAAAAGGCTAAGGTGTATCCAGTTATTATGGAGCCAGATGTTTTTGCTATTTGTGTTAAGTGTATTAATAAGTTTGAGTTTACTCCAATATGGAAGGCGGAATAATGTCAGAGACAAGAGTCAAGGTAGACTTGTCATTCACACGCAATCTAGGAAACTACGAAAGCATTAGAATAAACATAGGTGTAGAAGATGATGTCCGTAGCGGAGAGAATGTAGACTCTGCTACAGAGAGAGTCTATGCATTTGTAGAGAATAAGCTAATAGAGAAGACTCGTGAAGTAGAGAAAGAGCTAAAAAGTGGCAAATGAGAAATTGCCATATGTTTTAATTGGGCTATACGAAAACCTCTATTTTGAGAAATATAATAAAAAGCCTAGGATAAATAAGTTTCGTGAAAAGTGGGCAATGCAGGATGTTATAGATAGCGTTGGTATGGACAAAGCTAAGGAACTTTTGGTATACTACTTTAAGACAGCCAAGTCTGGTCACCCTCTTAGTTTCTTTTTCTATAACTTTGACAAGATAGACTATTTAAAAACAGAACGTGAAAAAGATGCTAAGCATCGTAAGTTGCTACTACAGGCAACAAAAGAACTAGTTGAAGGCGGGAATGAATGAATACAGAAGCCGAGTTAATCTCAGCAGTATGTAAAAACAAAGACATTAGCACCCTGCTTGCAGATAATGTAGATGAAATATTTACATCACATAAAGACATTTGGGATTCATTAAAGTCTTATTATTATAAGTTTAAGGCAGTACCAGAAGCTGGAATTCTTATGGAAAGA